AAAAGAGTCTGTACTGACTTTTCTTTCGGATTACAAGGGATGATATACGGTCTCTCGTAACATTATCCAAGCGAGGCTGAATCTGTTTTGATATGGTGCCAAGTTCAACGTCACCAATTCTTTCAGTACCGGCAATGGTTCGCAAACCGTCAGGAGCGAGGTAAACAATGTCACCTGATATCTCCTGAATACTAAACCCGTCTACACAACCAATCTTTCTGGTTACAGGAACTACGGCAAAGTCCGACAGGCTAGAACCTGTTACCTTAAATATTGAGTCCTCACAAAAAACAAACAAGTTTTCACGGAAGACTTTTATACCTACAATAACACCGTCTACTTTTATAGACCCTGCACCCTGACCCGACTGAAAGTTATCTTCATCAAAGGGTACACTAAATATAAGTTCTTGAGGGGTAGCAGACATACCCGCATAAAAAGCGTGACTTCTAAATATTTCTACAAACTTCGGGTCTGCAGGTCTGTCAGATGCATTTACATCGCTTACGGATGAGTTGTCAAATATAGACGCGAGGTTGGCACCATCCACCATAAGCATCTTATCAGTGCCATCAAAGTTATAGTTTACAAAGTTGTATCTTCCAGCACTGGTTCGTCCTGTGTCAATACTTGTGTAGCCACTACCCGAACTCTTAAATACGGATGTTCCCTGTGCAACAATCACTTGGTCTTTGTATATGTGAACACCAAGAATTGTACTGGTTGAACTTCCAACCTGTGCAGAATCAAACTTAGAAAACCCACTTATGCGGCGGTAGCCACCGTTTATGTCTGGCTCAAAGTTTTTTAACTGTATTGCAGCCCCTTGAGGTAGAGAAAAGGTATCTTTGTCAAGAACCAGACCACCACCTAGACGTACAACATAGGGACTCTGTAGTGAAGTATCTGGCATTAAACGGCTCTCATGTAGTCCTTACGGTTGATAAGTTCGACACGCATACGGTTCAAACCCTCTGAGTAGTCCCGTAGTGCAAGCTGAGAAAACTGAGTGTCAGAACGCAACATGTGGGTGTAGTAACGAGCGCGGTTTACAATAACATCGTGAAATCTCTCAGGTATAGCCGGTGTATCTGTCGATGCTACCATGTCTGAATGTGTTGCATAGTAGTAGTAACGAATAGTGTAGGTAGCCACATCGGGAACCGGAGACAAACCTATTTTTTCATCGGGGGTCTGATACACAAATCTAGGTAGACCTTCGCTGTCCCCTGATGGATTAGTATCAGTTTCATTTAGGCTTTCGATGTACTCATTAAATGATATGTACCGCAGGGTTGTTTCTGCAGTGGATGCAGACTCTTGAACAGTAAAGGTATCAAAGTCTATTGTCTTTGCAGCAGCAGGTGGGGTGTACTCTGCTGTGCTTGCAGTTGTGGTAAAAGAAGTAGAGACAATAGTAAAGGGCCACTGAACTTCAGAGTTTATGATGTCACGCTGAGACTTGTTTATGAAGTCTTTTACTGAAGTTTGTATGCCTCTGCTCGAACCAATCGTTGTAAGTTCAACTTCGTTGACTTCGCGTAGAACAGCATTTATTAGTTCAAGAAATGTCATGGTTCGGTTTGCTCTTCTTTTCTTTTAGTTTGTACTGCTTAATCCCGCCGGGTAGAGTGCGTATAAGCTTTAAGTCTTCTTTCCTATATACCGGGGGGAACTTTGTCCTTCTTAAATACACTGGCTTTAAGAACTGGTGACGTATCACTTCTTGTTCCAGTCTAGGACTGTACGGTGCTTCTTCCAAAACCAGTTGCCTACACGAGTAAAGGGCTTGCCACAATTTAGCAAACCCAGTGCAAGGTAATTAGTCAAACAGGGACGGATAGCCCTCATCTGTGATGTCATCCAAAGCTTGAAGCTTACTGTTAGCTTCTTCCCAACTTCCAATAGCTTTGTCCATTTCTTCGAGAAGGTCAGGATGCTCTCCAATAGCTGCTGGATTTTGGAAGTAATTTGTGAGAGTATATTTTGCACTTTTTTTCTGTGCCTCATATCTGTAACGCAGTGCGTCTATTGCAAGTTGTTTCATGTTAGTCCCTTCAAAAGTATTATATACGAATTTTGAAGTTTAGTCAAGAATTTAATTAATAAGGGCAGATGCCGTAGAAACCATCAGTGCTATCAGGAGTCCAATACCGATTGCAAAAACCATTACTATCAGAGCCACTACTTTGATGTTCTCCATCATTTCTTCTTGTCTTAGCCTTTCTGCTTTTCGGGCTGCAGCAGCAGCTTCCTTTGCAGCCTTGATACGGTTGGCCCGTTCAATAACTATGCCCTTCCAAGTTCCCGGCCCAAACCGCATGTCAACCATTGTGGCTACTTCTTGGAGTTTCTCTGCAGCGATACGTGCATCAATTACGTCACGAGCAACAGTATCTACACCAAACTGGTCACCGATACCCACACTACCCGCTTTTTTATTGCGAATGTGTTGTACCTGTTTTTCGCCCTCGAACAGATTATCTATGTAACCTGCTATGTCTCCAATGTCGTTGGCGGTTCCTATTGCAGATTTGATACCATCTACGGCACTCTTCACAAGGGCTATACCCGCGAGTGTTTCTGCAATCATGGTTGGTTGGTTCCTATTTTGGTTGGGGTCTACATACTGCGGTTATCTTTTGTTTTTTATTACCCCCTGCTGGAACAGATTGTTGGCGGGACAATCTCTCAGCAAAGTATAGGCATCTATCCATGTCTACAAACTGTTGTGTGCGGTCTATTAGGTTTGCACCCAAGTACACGTACAACACAAATACAATCATTCTACTATGCGAACTATGTAGTTAGAGCCATCAGAATTTTTGGATACTTCTACTGTTTTATTTTCACAGGAGTACCGCACTGTCTGGCTCTTCTTATACAAGTTCCTTTCTATGGTTCTTTTTGCCTTTAAACATTTTGATATCTTTTCAAATGCTGTGTGTTCAGAAACGTCGCCGCCCATATACAAGATAAGAGTTATGGTTTTAATGATTTCCATTTCTTAGTTTCTCTAAGTTTTCTTCTAATGCACTAAGACGCTTTTCATAAAACTCTAATGTTAACTTTTGCTGTTGGTCGTATGGCGCACGGCCTTCATCTATTTGTGTAGATAAGTCATCTAGTTGATTTGCTAGATGTTCTATCAGCATAAACTGTTCACTGTCTGCTGGAAGACTGCCCATGTCACCGCGAGGCCACTTGATACGGAACTCTGTGTTTTGGTCTAGGTCAGATTCCATCATGGTGATGTTGGTTTCTATTTGATTTAAGCGTTCTATGATACCGAAGTATGCCCACGTTGCCACAGATGCAGCAGCCACCATACTTATTATGTTACGCAGGGGTAGCGCAACTTCAGTATTCTCACTTATCTTTGTAGCCATCACTCAATGCCCAGTATCCTAGATAAACCAAACACTTCTAACAGCATGAACGTAAAGAAAAGTAACAGGATACTACCTGCTATAAGCTTACCGCTAAAGTTTGTTGACCCTATGCGGATAGCAATAAACTCGTTGCCCAGTATCCTCAGTATCAATTCAAAACTATTTTCAGTAATACTTACAGCTACAGGCTTTTCTGTCTCAGTCATTCTCTTTATCCATTCCAACGCAGAAGCAATTCGCATCAGGATTGTCGAACCCGTGTTCAGTTATAGCTACGTGACAGTGGGAAAGCCATTTGTGCGTAGAGTGTACATCAACCTTCACCTCAACCGGGGTAGCCACAGTAAGACAAAACATGACTACGCCGCTAATTGCCAAGACTTACTTGCATCCAAGCCCATCCATTTGCTCCACTCTGCGTAGTAGTGGCGCATACCAACTTCGTCGTGAATGGTGCTGTTTTCGTGTCGTCCGTGCAGGATGTTGCGGGGTTCGGTTCCCTCGCGCATTGTTGTACCCTGACCTGCTACGCCTATGAGGTCTTCGTGTAGGTTTCTGCCAAACGGACCCCAGATAGAGTTGTGATGCTTGATACGAGTTTGTCGTTCTTCAGGTGTATCTTTTTTAAGACCGTACCCGCGAAACTCAATAAGAACCTTGTTTGGCCCAAGAGGTGTGACGCTATCGCTTCGGTAAGCACTACCGCGAAGATTAAAATTATATCCGGGGAACAGGTCAACCATGTACCACTGATTGGGTGGCAGGTTAGGGAAACTAAGCTCTCCTCTATCCTCAAACCCATCGTACTCCTCGTAGTTAACGGTGAAGCTGCTAACATTAACATGTCCGTTATCGAATGGTATGTTCTTTCTAGCAAAGTATTCATCGTTAAACCCTGACACACGATTAAAGTAGTGCATGAAATCGTGATAGAACTCACTGTTGGTATCGTGCCACAGCTTGTAGTTGGTGTCGATAACTGCCTTGTGGTAGTGAAAGACTTCCATCTCTTCAGTGTCGATGGCATCCGCAATGCAGTCGAATGCACCGCCTGTCCACTCATCTACACTCTGCGTTGGGTTAGGGTCTAGGGTAACCCAGACCATTCCACCATGTTTAACTTCACAGTGTAATCGTGGTTCAGAAGTAACTACTTGAGCAGCGAACGTACCAGACGGCTGTGTTATGTCATAGTTACGATAGGCTCTGATTTCTGTGCCTGTGTTGTAAGCAAGGATGTTTTGCCCTGCTATCTGTCCTGTTCGAAAATCTAACTCGTTCGGTAACTCGCTCTTATGAAAGCAGGGAACCCAAACCTTGGAGAAGATATTTTCCTGCTCCTGTTTGTAGATATCGTGACTAGAATAAATCAACGAACTAATGTGTTCTACTTTGGGAGTCTTAACCCAATCCCTGTGATTACGAGGTGGCACTATTCATTATCTCCTGCGTTAGAAGCCTGACGAGGTTGTACACGACCCCCGTATTTTTTCATCTGTAGAAAGCTGCCCTTTTTAGCTCCCCCTACAATCATACCGCCCACATCTTCAAAAAAACTTTTAGCTTTATCTAAATTTGAGGTGGTTGTTTTATCAATAATTTTATAATTGCTAAAAAAGTTGTCTACCTTTTTTTTACCAGAGTCAGATTCTTTAAGCTTATCCACCCTAGATTGAGACATACCCCCATCAAATATGGTGCTTCGCTTGTCTGGGTCATACGTACCACGATAGCGAGAAAACTTTACATTACCCTTTTTATCATTTGTTTTTATAATGTAATAGTCAGCCATCTTAAAACTCCCCTGCTTTCATTGCGTCCGAAAGTTTAACGGCCCTCGAACCCACCTGTTTCGCCCATCTGGAATCCATCATTTCGATAGATGCTATCTCGTAGTTACCATCGTAGATTGCACCCCACATGTTCTTAAACTTGCACAATCTGGGAACCCCCATGTTATAGGCCATGTCCATCAGTATCAATTGTCTTACACTATCTAGGTCTTCTACGCAAGGATGAACTCGACACAGTTCGTTTTCTACTATGCGAATATCGTTCATGGCAAGGTAACGAGCGTCAGCTTCGGTAATACCGTGTTCGTAGACTACATCCATGTTAGGGATGTCCATGTAGTCTAGCTCTTCTTTGGTGATGCCCCTGTCCTTGAGGTTCCTACCTATTCCTATAGTTTCGATGCCCAAACTGTCTTCATATACAGTAAGCACCATACCCTCATGGTGAATTAACTTATCTAGGAAATGTTCTGTTCTGTATTTCATTTGGTTTTACCCCAGTTAGTTATCTCTTCGATGGT